GGAAAGTAAGACTTGTTCCAAGGATTTATCTTTGAAACAAGCAATTCCAAGTGATCTGTTGAGGTTTCTATGATTTACCATAGAAACTGTGACTATTATTTTGGATAATATATAAATATAATTAAATAACTATATGAGGAAAATTAATATGAACACACTTAGAAATATTAAAAGAAATCTATTTGTTGAAGCTGCTAATAGATATTTTAATGAAGAATATGATAAAAATAATTATGTTTATGGTGAAATATTATCTATACAAAATGATGATGCTAATGAATTTTTTGACATTATGGATAATGCAGGAGAAGAACAGGCTTTAAAGTATTTTTCACAATGGGATAATAATGACTATACACAAGTTTATGCGGATTATAATAAGGTTATAGGTAGTAGTGACGATGTTTATGAAAATGATAATTATATTATGTCATACAATAAAAGACATGGCTATGCCTCGTTGTATGTTAAATTAGATAAAGATGACTTTATAACTCGATATGGTGATAAAGATATAATAGAGGGTGCTGATGGTTCAAATGAATCACCTAAGAATGAGTATATAACTTTGAAGTTTTTTGCGAGTAATACGGAATTTTTACAAAATAGATATAAAGGTTCTGATCGCCGATATTATGTATTGCAATGGACTAGAGGATATGATAACTTTCCATTTTTATATACAGCTACCAAATCTTGGGAACCAGATACGCCTATTAATAAAGTTAAAATTAATTTTTTCGATTTCCCTGAAGGTCACGAGGCATATTTTTATATGTTGAAAGAAAATAAAGATATTGAGTAAGGATGAGATTAATAGACGAATTAGCAAAATTTGAATCTAAAATAACAAAAGATGATGGAAATAATAACGAATCTGCTTCTACGGATCAACTATAAGACTTTACGGAAGCAGGATTAGTAATAGAAAAAGGTTTTACTGTGGATGATGCCGATCCCAAAGAATTAGAAATGGGACGTAAAGTTGAAATGGAACATACCATTAATCCTAATTTTGCTAAAAGAATAGCATTAGATCACCTGGCCGAAATACCAGATTATTACACTCGTTTGATTGCTATGGAAAATGAAGCAAAAGGAGAGAATAAATTTAAGGATTAATATTTTAAAATAGACGAGATATGAAAATTAATTTGAGGACACCATTTTTGATGTCCTCAAATTTATATAAATAAAAGAGAGATACTGTATCGAATTTTTACAGGAGAATTTAAATGGAAATTAATGACAAATTATTTGAAAACATCATTGTTGTGGGTCGTTCAGACGATAAATCTACAATTTTTGATGAAATTGCTGATCAAGAAGCTAAAATGGCGGAGAATAAAGATTTGTATGATGCACACGATAAGATCACGAAAGTATATGGTCAATTGTTTAGAAATGGTGAAATTCAGACTATGGCCCCATCAATTGATGTTAACAAAGGTGTTCTTAGAATTGATGGCGTGACAAAAGACGATGTAGCATCGGATGTGTCAAAATACACACCTGATGAAGTGGTAGACATGTTCACTGCTCAATTAGCTAAAGTTATACCCGACAATTTAGAAGTTACTTTTGAAACCGCAACAGGTGATCAGATTCCTAAGATGGGTAAACAAAGATTTACTATTCTTATAAATAGAAAGGGATAATATTATGCCTGAAAAGATTAAGGGTAGCCCTATAGAAATTATGAAGGCTATTTCTATGTTTGACATAGAAACAGATTATAATGACACACAAGCTAAAGAAAAACTAGATATCCTATTCCACAATTTAATAATTAGTAAAGATCCTAAAGCAAAAGAATTTTTAGCAAGATTTTTAAAGGGTGTTTCTAATATTATTGCGGATATGGGTATTATAGAAAGACCAGAAGAAGAACCCGTTGACGATGTAGAGATGCCTGATGAGGCTCCCGAAGAGACTACGGAGGAGAAGCCTACGGAAGAACCTATTGAAGATGAAGTACCTGATGAACTACTCGGTGCGGGATATAATAGATTAATTACACATGCTAATAGTTTTTTATATTCATAAGGAGAGAAATTTATGAGTACGTTCATGACTTTTTTAGATAATATAGATAATGATATTATAAATGAAACATATGTAGATGACACTATTGTTGAAAAGGTAGAATCAAAACCACAATTAAAGAAAAAAGTGGTTACGAAAAAACCTATTACCGTAAAGAAGGATTCCTCTATTAAACTTATAGAGGCTCGTATTCGTACAAAGTTAGATTCTATCGGACTTAACGAATCCGCTATTAATGATGTTGTTACTTTTGTACTATATGATATACAAAAGATTAAAGATGTTGAAAGTTCATCGACATCTCCGACATCAAAAGCTCCTACTCAAACAAAAATAACTGTTCAAGAAAATAAAAAATTGAATACTGTAAGAGGTAGAGCGGAAAGTCTTTTAGAAGGTTTAATAGATACACCGACATTTGTACCACTTCCTACATATGGTAGTGGAGATGTTGTTGCGGAATCTAATTTTAGTAATGTCGCAGATCGTGCATCTTCATTGTTATAAGGGAGGTTTAAATGGCAAGTTATATATTTGACCATGTGAAAGAATTGATAGCTACACAATCTATCAACTTAGTTCCTAACGACGATAATGTTTATAAAGTTGTGCTTGTTTCCGCTGATGCGTTGAACGGTACAACATATAGTAAAGAAACATATTGGTTAGATAAGTTATCGAAATTTGAAATTACCGAAGTTGATGATTATAATAATATCGGATATGAACCAAAATATCTTAAGGATGTCGGAATAGAGACTATTTCTGATGCGGGAGGATCATGTAATGATGGTTTGCCTGATAAAAGTATATATGCTAATAATGTTGTGTATAATGTATCAACCATTGATGCTGATGGAGCAATAATTTTATATTCAATACCGGATAATAGTGAAGACTATTATCCGATTGCTGCACTAGATCTTCGATCTGATGGAGCAACAACAGTACAATCTAATAATGGTACATTTAAATTATTATTAAATAGTGAAAATGGTGGATTTTTAACGATAAAATAATAGCGAGGTGCTAAATGGCAGATGTGATTCCAACTATCTTTTTAAAAGATCAAGCGGAAAAGAAAATTGATTTTGCTAATGACAGTATGAAAATAGCACTTCTTACGGGAACATATAATGTGTGTACTCTTAGAGAAACAACTTCATTTGATGAAATATCCTCTAATGAAGTCGCATCATTATATGGATATCCATTAGGAGGTTTTCCTATTGGGGGAAAGACCGTTACTGTTAATACGGATGAGGATAGCATCGTATATAATATGAACGATGTGGGGATGACGGTAGCGGGAGGAACATTTGGTCCCGTTAGATATGGTGTGCTATACGATACATCTAATAATAATCATCTAGTGTATGTCTTTGACTTTGGAGAAGATAAAACTGTTAATGATGGTGCTCAATTTAAAATACAAATAGATGATAATGGTTTGATGAAAGCAAGACAAACTACAATTAGTAGTTAACATAAAAGTGGCTATGATACTCGTAGCCACTATATAATGAGGTGTAATGGTAGTTATAGATCATACAATATCAACAATAGGTTGGGAAGTAGGGCAAATCACGATAACAACAGGTATGTCCTATAACTATTTAGAATATCCAGCTGTACCAAACAAATCAGAGAATATATGTTCATCAACATATGATAATGATAGAGATTTAGCTGCAATTGTAAATATGGAAATGTGGAATATGTTTGGTGTAAAAATAATTTTCTATAAAACAACATATGATGTGGAAAGAGATAAAGTGTGGGGAGAAGATGTTGATAGGTACATTACCGACGAATGGAATGTCATGTCATATTTTCAATTACCAAAAGAGAATAAGGTTTGGAGTAAGTTTGGTATAGAGGGTGTAAATGATTTCTCAATATACATATCAAAGTTGCATTTTAGAGATCAAACCGATAATTATATTCCTAGAATTGGAGATTTGATACTCACTCCTTATAATAATAAATTATATGAGATATCGGAAGTAAAAGAAGAAGCTCCTATGTTTATGTTATCAAAACAATATGCGTGGGAAATTATTGTGAAAAAAGCAAAAATAGAACAAGAATTATCGGTATCACCTTCATTATCGGCTTCTCCTATTGCTAATTTTTATAATGTTGAAGACTTGTTTAGTATTAAGAATGATGTAGATGTTGAGAAGGAAGATATTATTTATAAACCAAATATAGGTGAAAAACCGTCTGGCGATCCTTTTGGAACTTGGGGATGATAAATGGCTGAATTTGATTTTAATACGGGTCAAAATCCATATTTTGATTTTAGTGATGATAGCAAATATGGTAATGATAAGAGTCTCATTGGTGTAATCATTAATGAGTATTATAATAAATATGGTGTTTGTATGGAGTACTATCAAACTACATATGATAAATCATATGATACGGTATGGGGAGAAGATAATGATAGACATTACGTTCGTAAATTCGATTTAAATGGGTATTTTAATCTTCCGAGAGAAGATAAAATATGGACAAAGTTTGGTATCGAAGGTACGGATGAAATTATTGTATGGGTGTCAAAGAGACATTTTAGAGGTGCATCTATGACTCCTGAACTCGAACCATATGAGCGTCCACAAATCGGGGACATTATAAAAACTGATTATAGTAATTACTTTTATGAAATAACTGAAGTTGCGGAAGATACAGGTCAATATTTTCAATCTAATCAATTCATTTGGGAATTGCATATTAGACCAATGAAAGATGAATTTATTACAACTTCTCCTGAATTATCGGCGTCTGATATTAATATGATAACCAATATAGATGACATTTTTAATATTGATAATACCGTTGATGTAGAAAAGGAAGACATTGTTTATAAGCCAAAACCTGGTGAAAAACCTAATAAAGATCCGTTTGGTAATTGGTAATTACAAATAATATAAATATTAATAGTATTAAATTAATTAAAAATAAAGGTATATATTATGGCATGCACTAATACCAATCCTTGTGATCAAACTTCCGTATCTACTTCTGCTACGGGGAAAAAGATATCACAATTAAATCCGATGTATCAATTATCAGCAAACGATTTGTTTGTTGTTGTTGATGTTAATGCCGATGGTCCAAATACCGCTGATATTACTAAAAACATTGAATATGGTGTTGTTATATATTATGAGAATGACGGTACAAACCTATCAGCAAATACATTTCAAGACGCTATTACGGAGTTAGATAGAGCTATATTGGATATTTCGGCATCAACTAATATAATAGATGTTACCGATAGCAATACATATCTTAAAACACAAGGAGCGTGGACTCAAAGTGATGTATTTGATGATGATATGTATTATAGTATTACTGAAGTTGACGGAATACTTGAAGATTATACGACAATTGTGGATTTTGATAGTCACACAACCGATTCAACGATTCACTATCCTATTAGTGCTATAGATCACGGTGAACTGTTAGGATTACTTGATAATGATCATCCACAATACGCTATGAGTGATGATTTAGAATCTCATGTAAATAGTGCATCGATTCACTTTACGGTTGATAGTATTGAGGGATTAGTTCCTCCAGGTGGAACCGATGGTTATATATTAACTAAAAATTCTAATTCTGACTATGATTATGTTTGGGCAGAAAATGAGTCTATTGATGATGTAGTAGATTCTAATACATATGTAAGATCTCAAGGTATATGGGTACAAAGCGATATATTTACTTCTGCAAATTATTATACTAGTGCAACAGTTGATACATTATTAGACGATAAAGTTGATAATACGGATTTTAATTCTCATGTAAATAGTGCGTCAATTCACTTTACGGAAGCAAGTATTGATCATGGAAGTATACAAGGATTACTTGATAATGATCATCCACAATATGCTACAAGTGCATCCATTATTCCATTATATGGTGATACCGCAAGTATACCTTCTGATGTATTGATAGGTACAGTATATTTTAACACCGATTTAGGATATCCTATTTGGTTTAATGGAAGTAATTGGGTTAACGCCACGGGCGCAGTTATTATTGGTCCATCATAATAATTAGGAATTAAAATTGAATATTAAAAAAAATAATTCTTTGGAAAATATTTTAGGATGTAGTGTTGAACAATTACAAAAACATCTTAATACCACGTTTATTAATAACTATGATAATAATGATGAGTTACATATAGACCATATCATACCAATATCAAAGGCTACGACTATAGATGAAGTTTATGAATTAAATAATTATACTAATCTTCAATATCTATTAGCTAAAGATAATCTTATTAAAGGGGTAAAATAATGAGTTTCGAGTTTAAAATAAAGAATGGTATTATTATAGATGATACTGCTCCAGTAAATGGTATCGTGAATGATGTCACAGTATCCTCATCATCTAATACTAATTTAGCTACAGAAAATGCTATTGTTAAATACACTACAACACAAATAAATAATTTAGATATAAGAAGATTATAATAATCCTCACCAAGTGGATAAAACTGATGTCGGTTTGAGTGCGGTAGATAATACATCTGACTTAGATAAGCCGATTTCAACCGCTACACAATCTTCTCTTGATTTAAAAGCGGATTCAACGGATTTAAATGATTATGTGTTGTCTGCAGATTTTAATACTCACGAAATAGATACAACTATTCATTTCACTATAGATGAAATTGATGGTTTAGTTACCTCTGCGGGTACTAATGGTCAAGTGTTGATGAAGAACTCTAATGATGATTATGATTATGATTGGCAAACTCTACTTGGTGGTGGAGATATGCTTAAAGCAACATATGATACAAATGATGATGGTACTGTTAATCAGTCGGACAATGCATTAGCTCTTGGTGGAGAATTGCCAGGATACTATGCTACATCGGCAAATCTAGAAGATTATAATAATCCTCACCAAGTGGATAAAACTGATGTCGGTTTGAGTGCGGTAGATAATACATCTGACTTAGATAAGCCGATTTCAACCGCAACACAAATAGCTCTTGATTTAAAAGCGGATTCAACCGATTTAAATGATTATACATTAAGTGTGGATTTTAATGCACATGAAACAAGTGCATCAATTCACTTCACCGAGGCATCTATTGATCATGGAAACATTCAAGGTCTTTTAGATAACGACCATCCTCAATACGCAACTTCTGCTAATTTGGATGCTCATACAAGTGATTCAACAATTCATTTTACGGAAGCGTCTTTAGATTTAAATCAATATGCGACTTCAGCTAACTTAGATACTCATACAAGTGATTCAACAATTCACTTTACGGAAGCAAGTATTGATCATGGTAGTATTTCTGGATTGTTAGATAATGACCATCCTCAATATGCTACTTTCTCATACAAGTGATTCAACAATTCACTTTACGGAAGAATCATTAGATTTACAACAATATGCTACTTCTGCAAATCTTGATACTCATACAAGTGATTCAACAATTCACTTTACTGAAGAATCATTAGATTTACAACAATACGCTACTTCTGCAAATCTTGATACGCATACAAGTGATTCAACAATTCACTTTACGGAAGAATCATTAGATTTACAACAATATGCTACTTCTGCAAATATGCTCATACAAGTGATTCTACAATTCACTTTACGGAAGAATCATTAGATTTACAACAATATGCTACTTCTGCAAATTTTGATACTCATACAAGTGATTCTACAATTCACTTTACGGAAGAATCATTAGATTTAAATCAATATGCAACTTCTGCAAATCTTGATACACATACAAGTGATTCAACAATTCACTTTACGGAAGCAAGTATTGATCATGGTAGTATTTCTGGATTGTTAGATAATGACCATCCTCAATTTCGTTAAGTGCGGATGTTGTATTAAAAACTCTTTATGATTCAAATACTATAGTTGCTGCTACAGTGGATGATACTCCTACTGCTCGTACAATTAATTCCGATCAGTTGGTTGGTAGACTTAGTACGGGTCCGATACAAGGTATAGATTCTACCGATGTTAGAACTATAATTGGTAGTTCAACCGCTCAATGGAACGCTAATGAGCTTCAAGGATACGCTGTATCCGAAACCGCTCCTAGTGATGGTGATGTGTTGGTTTATAACACTACAGGCTCCGTATGGACTCCTGAAGCACCAAGTAGTGGTGGTGATGTTGCTACCGATACTATTTGGGATGCAAAAGGTGATTTGGCATTAGGTACTGGTGTGGATACTGCATCACGCCTTGCGGTAGGTACTAATGACTTAGTACTTGTTGCCGACTCTACTCAAGATACGGGTGTTAAGTGGGCGACAGTTCCTGCAGGTTCTGTTCCTGATGGTTCAGATGCGACTGCTATTCATGACAATGTTAGTGGTGAAATAAACGCTATTACTGAAAAGACAACTCCTGTGGATGCGGATTTACTTCTTATTGAAGATAGTGCAGCGACTAATGCCAAAAAGAAAGTTCAAATTGGTAATTTACCAAAACCAGAATTGACAAAAAGTATATATATTGAGAATCCTACCGCAACCGACAATATTGGTATTTGGGAACCAGGAGTGGCGATAACTATAACTAAGGTTGTGCATAAGACTGTTGGTGCAACAGTAACATATAATATTAGTCATAGTAACGGTACAGATTTATGGGCTACGGATGAAGTTGCAAGTACAACTAGAGAAGCAATAAATAGTTTTACCGATGCTACTTGTACGGCTAATAACTACATTAGATATCAAGCAAGTGCAATAGGAACAACACCAACTGCTATTGAAATTACAATAACATATACGGAGGATTAATATGTATCATATAATAGAAAAGGTTGAATGGTTGGACGATAATGCTGTTCGTACCACTCTTGGCTATGTACCAGATAATAAAGAAGGATTACAAGATTTTATATCTATTGAAATGACTCATGGACTGTGGATATATAATCATAGAGAAGAGTTAGAATCAGGTGAAATTACACTTGGAGCGTATCTTAGTGCAGGACCAATATACATCTCTCCATCTACTACAAGTATCGTTGATAAAATGGGATTAAATGAAATTGATGATTTAAAAAATCCAGAGGGGGTTAAATGGCATTAACTGCGGGTAATACCTCGGCATATAATTCTGCTCCTGGATCAACTAATCCATTTACGTGGTCTCATAACCATAATATTGGTAGTAATGGGTATTTAGTAATATTTTTAGCAATCCCCAGTGGTAGTGTTAATAGTGTGACATATGATGGTGTATCAATGACGGAAATAAGATCAGAATCACCAACTGTTCCTGCAACAATAGGATGGAGTATATGGGGTATTGATAACCCATCAACTGGAAGTAATACTGTATCGGTGACATTAAATAGTCAAAATTGGAATTCTTCTTCAGGTGCTGCTTTTTCATATTTAGGATCTAGTGGGTCTGGTGTTACTGGATATAATGGAATTGGTGAGGATAGTCCAACTTTAGATATGACAATTTCAAGTAATTCTATAATAATTGCTGCGGGTGCTTCGGGGCTAAATAATGGAGCATTTATTGAGATTCCAGATGGAACAAGTAGGTCTCTTGATTATAATCATACCATAAACAATTATACTTGGGGTGCAGATTCTCCTACATTGTCAAGTGGAACAAAAACAGTTCAAGCGGGTACTATTGATGGTAGTAATACTGTATTAATGGCGGTAGAAATAAAAGAAGCATCAACGGCTACAAGACGGATTATTATTATATAATGATAATTAATATAAATAATAGAATAAAGTTAACGGTTTATTAAAAACGGGGATATAATGGAAAATCTATATGAAGATCTTTATGGAGATGTTAAGAATATGCTTAACAATGCCAAGCGTAGGATGGGTGTCCGTAAAGCCGAATTAAATAGATCTGATAATGATAATGAAACGATTACAACTGACTCTAATTATAACAATGGGAAAATGAATATAGATGAGGAGTTTTGTAAGAGACTCATCACTTATTTAAATAAAGAAATGGACAAATCATTCCCTGCCCCTACAAAATTAAAAAGTGTATTAACTTATGAAGTTAAAAAGATATTGAAGTCTGGAGACGAAAAAGAAATAAAAAAAATTGTTGAAAATATTAGAGATATTGTTCTCAAAGAAAAAATAAAGTTTTTAGATACTATAGAAAAGAAGGTAGAGAAAATTCTTGTTAACAAATATTAGGAGATGTTTTATGAGTTATCATGATTATCTGACAACATTTTCAAAAGAAGACACTGTTAATAAATCGGACGAGGATAAAAATTTATTATTTAACGAATTGGTCGAATATATGGCAAATCATATAGTTGACTCAAGCTTGGTGGGATGATGGATATAGAAAAAGTAAATGCAATGATTGCTAATCTCGTATCTAAGAGAGAATGGCTTCAAAATGATATAAATAAGAAACGTGAAGATATTCTTAGAGTACAAGAGGATGTTGCAGGTCTTCAAGAAAAAGTACAAGAGATAGACAAGAATATTGCAGAAATAAAACTTCGTGCTGACAAGGATAAGGAAAGAGAACAATCTCAAAATGAACCTATGGTTAAGAAACCTATAGATAAAAATTCTAATCCTTTAGGTGTTGAAGAAGAAGCGGATGCTGCTACAAATACAGGATCTTTAGATGCTTCAAGCGTAAGTTCTGGCGGTAATTTTGGAGGATGGAGACATTATTCCAAAATGGGAGAAGTATCAAAACGATCACGTCCCAAGAAGAAGAAAAAGAAAAAAATTGTTGAGTTTGTAGATTCATTTTTTGAATTGATTGAGAATGGAGAATAATAATGAATATACCTATTTTAGGTGATAAGAATCCGTTTGCGAAATTTTTTAGATTTGGAAGGGTACAAGATTCAAATACTAAAGAAGATGTTCAACAAGTAAGAAATAGTCAAGGGTATTCACAAGAAGAACTTGATTTTGGTTTTGCTTCATATTGGAACTATGGTATCGGAAGCCCCGAAAGCTCAGGCTACGGGATGTCGTCTATTAGTATTCAATTTGATCAATATTTTAGAGCAAAAGCTCAAAGAATTTTTAAATATCGTGAAATGTCTTATTATCCTGATATTAATGATGGTTTGGATATGATATGTGATGAAGCGATGGTTGAAAATTCTCAAACGGGAAATTATCTCGAATTGTATCTTAAAGATGAAGTTCCTGAACATATTGAAGAACAAATTCGTGAGCATTGGGATTATTTGATTAATGATGTGTATGTATTAAATGACACTGGTTGGGATTTATTTCATAGATGGCTTGTCGATGGAGAGTTGTATATCGAACTTATCTTGGACGATAAGGGTGAAACTATTATTGATTTTAAAGTACTTCCTCCTCATACAATGACACCCGTTTATGATAATACCGAAATAATAGGTTTTGTCCAAACACCTAGTTATACGTATGGTGTTAATGATGGTGGTGCATCTGGTAATGTAGACAATGCGGGTTATGGAGCAAATGGTAGTGGTTATAATAATTCCTATACTATGGGTGGACAAGAAAATACACAAAATGATGAAGTTCGTTTCGATAAAAATCAAGTTGTTTATATCAATTATGGTGAAACAGGTAGAAACAAATTAGATGTACGCGGGTTTTTAGAATCAAATATACGCATATATAATCAGTTAAAGTATCTTGAGGATGCCGTAGTAGTTTATCGCATCGTTAGAGCACCTGAGAGACGCATATGGAACGTTGGTGTAGGTAAGATGACAAAAGGTAAAGCCGAACAATATATTCGTGGACTCATACAAAGATATCGTAAGAATGTGTACTATGATCCATCAACTGGTGCTATGGACTCTTCTCGTAACTTTCAAGCTATGACTGAAGATTTTTGGTTCGCTAAAGATGAGAATGGTGAAGGAACAAGTGTTGATACACTTGCGGGCGGTCAAAACCTTGGTGAAATGTCTGATGTATATTACTTCGAGCGTAAACTTCATCAAAATATGAAAATTCCACGTAACCGTTGGGGTGGACCTACAGACGACGCATCGGATGTATACACCACTGGTAAAGGTGGAGAGATAACTCGTGAAGAAATAAAATTCTCTCGTTTTGTTAATAGGCTTCAAAAAAGATTTAGTATTATGTTTATGGAGTCTTTTTTAACACATCTTAGACTTATGGGTTTTGATGACAAATATATTGACGAATCGCTATATAAAATTCAATTTACACAATCAAATCTTTGGAAACAATACAAAGAATTAGAAATTCTTGAAGCTCGTTTTGGTATTCTTGGTGCTATTGAGACATACATTTACAAACCAGAAGAAAATGAAAATGGTCCATTCTCTATGAATTTTGTATTGAAAAATTGGTTCTTAATGAGTGAAGAAGAATTTGAAGCTAATAAAGATATATTAGAAAAAGAAAAAGAAGCTGCACGTCTTAGAATGCAAGATATTGGTTTTGACAAACAAGGCGGAGAAGGATCAGAAGGTGAAGAAGCTGGCGATGAATTTGGTGGAGGAGATGAAGGTGAATTCGGAGGCGGTGACGAGTTTGGTGGGGGAGAGTTCGGTGGTGGAGAAGAGTTCGGTGGGGGAGATGAATTCGGTGCTGCCGAGGGTGAACCAGGCGAATTTGATGCTGATTAATGAAAATAATATAAATAGTATATAGAACGATAATAAAGGAGATTCAAATGGAATCAGTAATTCAAATGGTATTAGATAGTAATTGGACGGATATGACTAAATATACCGAACGAAAAGCTGCCACAAAAATATCAGAGAAGATTGCAGAAAAGAAACAAGAAATTGTAGATATAATGAATCGTGGCTATGATATAGACGCAAAATCCGAATAAGGGAGAGAAGGACTATGAAACTTCTAAGAGAATACGTTCCATACAATAACATAAAAATGATTTCTGAAGAAGTGGAAGGAAAGAAGAATTACTTCTTGAAGGGTCCGTTCTTGGAAGCTAATGTTAAAAATAGAAACGGTAGAAAATATATGCAAGAAACTCTTGATCGTGAAGTGAAAGATTTTTATGAAACAAAAATCAAAACTAAAAGATCAATGGGTGAACTTGATCATCCACCTGAACCTACGATTAACCTTGATAGGATTTCTCACGTTATTACCGACTTAAAAATGGAAGGTAATATTGGATACGGAGTAGCTAAGTTACTCAATACTCCTTGCGGACAAATAGCGAAAGCACTTGTCGATGATGGTATTCAGCTTGGAATGTCAACACGTGGTGTTGGTACACTTGATGGTGATTTGGTAAAAGATGACTTTAAACTTATAACTATAGATATAGTTGCTGATCCTTCTGCATCAACGGCATTTGTAGAGGGTGTTTTGGAAAATAAAAATTATATCGTTGGTGATAATGGTGAAATTGTTGAAGCAGCGGTGGAACAATTACAACGAAATATGGATAAAGCAGTAAGAGAAAATGTATTTGATAAAGCATCTTTCTCGGCAGCAACACTTGACTATATGAAAGAATTTATAAATTCTATTAGATAAAATAATAAAATTATATAAATATTAATAGCTTTGTCTATGATTTTAATAAAGATAGACAATATTTAAAAAAAAAATAGATTTTATTTTTAAATATTTAAGTCCTTGTAAAAGGCTAAGTTATAAAGATAAAGATTTTTCAAATATTTACTTAGATTTAAAAAGTGTTAAAATTTGAAGAGAAAATAATATAAATACTTATAAGAATATGATTTAGGAGGAATTTCTTATGTCAAAGAACATTACCCAAAAAATCAGGGAACTTTTGACACCTGAAGATTTGAAGGTTTTTGAAAATGCTGTAGATAGCATGATCGAAGAAAAAACAGAAGCAAAACTTTCAAATTTAATTCAACTCAAAGAAGAAGAATTAAAAACAAAATATGCAAGTCTTGCTGAAGAGTATACTTCAAAAGAGGTGGAAAAACGTTTAACTGAAAAAAAAGCTAAAATTGTTGAAAGCTATGATAAGAAACTTTCTCTTCTTGAGCAGAAAGTTGTTACTAAACTTGATTCATATCTTGATCATGTAATCAGCGAGCAGATCTCTGATGAAATGCTTGAGAAAGTTGCAATCAACGAAACACTTCAACCTGTTGTTGAAGGGATTCGTGCAGTATTTAGTGGCAACCATCTTAAACTCAATTCAAAAGCACAGGCTACAATTGATAGTCTTACGAAAGCTGTTGAAGAGATTAAAGGTGAACTTTCCGAGTCAATAGAGAAAAATATTCAGCTTGAAAACAAATTAGAAAAGAGTGCTGTATATCTTCTTATTTCTGAAAAAACTAACGGACTTAAAAAATCTGACAAACAAAAAGTTGTTGAGATGTTCAAGTCTAAAGAATTTGACGAAGTGGAAAAGGATATTGATAACTACCTTAAACTTATCAAAGAATCTGAATTTTCAAGACTAAAGAAACCTGTGAAAAAGACTTCGGTTAAATCAAAGGTTGACTCTGTAAACGAAGGTGCAGTTCCTGAAGTGAAAAAAGAATCTGTGGCAAAAACAATCGAAGAAGATGTTAAGTCAACAGTAACAATGGTAGATGTATCAAACAAGTTTTTATAAACCGAAATAAACAATCTATATACAATATAGGGAGGACGGAATATGTCTAATTATAAACAACAATTGGTAAGCAAATGGGAATCTGCTAAAGGTCCTATGAGCATCAAAAGCATTGAAGATCCTTACATCAAGGAAAACCTTGCTACTCTCCTTGAAAACCAAGAGAGAAAAGATTTTAACGGAAATCAGATTTTTATGGAATCTGATGGTGCAACAACTACAGGTGGACTCGACACTGCTTTCGGTGACGGTGGTCCTACAGGTGTTGCTGGTGACGGTGGTCCATCTGGATGGACTGGTGGCGACTGGAGACATCGTCCAGTAGCTCTTGCTCTTATGCGTAGAACATTCCCTGACCTTTTCGCTAACAAAATTGTTGGTGTACAGGCAATGTCAACTCCTGTGGGATTGAGTTATGCTCTTCGTTTCACTTATAACAAAAATGGTACGGGTACAGAAGCTGCTTGGGATGACGTGTACTCTAACGTTGGTTACTCTGGTAACAAAGTAAACACAAGCTCTCCTCTCACAGGTCTTTTGACTTCTGCTGGTGAAGCATTTCAGATCGCTGACTCTCGTACTTCTTGTCTTACTGATACTTGCACAGAGCAAGAATGGAATCAACTTGGTCTTCGTATTGACCAACAAGCTATCGAAGCAGTGACTCGTAAACTTGCAGCAAGTTTCTCTCTTGAAGCTGCTCAGGACATTAAAGCAATGCACGGTATCGACATCGAACGTGAAATGGTAAATGTACTTCAGTACGAAATTACTGCTGAACTTGACCGTGAACTTCTTGCAAGCCTCAAAAAGGTTGCTACTGATCTTACAAAAGAAGGTACAATCGTTCCTGCGATTGATGTAACTTCTGGTGACAACTACGGTCGTTGGAACGGTGAACGTTTTATGAGCATCATCTCTGCGATCATCTATCAGGCTAACCAGATTGCTATCAGCACTCGTAGAGGTCCTGGTAACTTTGTAGTAGTATCTCCTGATATCGCAACAGCACTTCAGGCTGCTGGTCACCAATTCGTAAACTACGAGCAGAATGTTAACCCTGCAACTACTATGGCTGCAATCGGTAAACTTAATGGTACAATCGATGTATATCGTGACCAGTATGCTCAGAGTTCTTACGCTCTTGTTGGATACAAAGGTCCTGGTGTTTCTGATGCTGGTGTGATTTTCTCACCTTACATCATGGGTCTCCAGAATCGTGCAATCTCTCCTGACGATTACTCTCCAAGAATAGGTGTAATGTCTCGTTACGCTATCACTAACTCACTTCTTGGTGCAGGTCGTTACTACAGATTGATTCCTTTCATGAATGTAAGTAACCTTATTCCTGGTGCATAACCTAGAATATAGTGTGAAATAAAACTAAAGGAACACTAATTATTTAGTGTTCCTTTTTTGTTTTGTTGAATTTATATAAATAATTTAAGGTAATGTATATTAAATGAATTGAGGTAATTATGTATGTTAGAAATGTAGCTGGATATAATTTTGCTTTCAAGTATCGTGATGCGGTATTATATGTTCCTTATGATGGAAGAATTTATTCAATTCCCGATGATAGTGGGTCATATAGAGAATTAAAAGTTATTCCCGCAATGCACATCAGAACTCAACCCGTCACATATATTAATAAAGATGGTAGTGTCGCTAGTAAAAAATTAAGTGGTCATAAAAGACATGGAAGACCACCAAAAATAGTTGATCCGATACAACCATTAAAAGGCGTAAAAATAAAACGCAATATACCCGAAAAAGAAGAACCCATTGTTGAGGAGAACACCGTCGATAATTCTGTTATGAATATTGATATTGATGATGATATGTTGAATTCTAAAAAAGTAGAAGAACCTAAAGTTGAATCCCCTATTGAAGAAAATGTCGAAGAAAATCAATCTACTTTGAATAAAACTACTACTAAAAAAGTAACTAAAAAGCGCAGTAGTAGATCACCTCGTAAGAAGGTTAAATAATAGGAGATACACATGAGTGTAGTTAGACCTGTATCTTTACAAGACATGAAGCAATATGTAAAAACTCGTTTGGGTCATCCTGTAGTAAATGTTGAAATTTCGGATACACAATTAGAGATTGCTATTTCTGATTCGATACAAGATTTTAATAAATATAATTATGGTGATGGTGTTGATTTGGTTAATACCACACTTTTAGTATCTGCGGGTGTAAGCGAATATTATGTCGGTGATAGTGGTATAGAAGCAGCATACGATATCAATTTATCCGTTATGGGTGATATCAATGCGTTATTCTCCCCTACACACTTATTGTTATATAATGACTGGGTTAACAACGGGAACTATCCTGGTGGGCCTGGTAATGCGTTATATTCATTCGGTGGTGGTGGAGGTATGCTTACTAGTTATGAAATTATGGGTGAGTATATGGCTCAAGCGAATATGATGCTTAGTGAACAATACACAGTGAAATACAACTACAACAATCAAAGTTTGGTTGTTACTCCGACACCAAAACAATGTATGATTGCAACTTTAAAGTTGTATTGTCGCACGGACGCTGAAAAATTATACAATCATCCTCTTGTTAAGAAACTTGCTGTAGCAAGAGCGAAAATACAATGGGGATTACAATTAGGTAAATACACAATAACCCTTCCTGATGGTTCAACTATGAATGGTTTTGAAATCATGAATAGAGGATACGAGGAAGAAGAAAAGGCATTTGAAAGAATTGAAGCGGAGAGTGATCCCATTGACTTTTTCATCGGGTGAGAATAGAAGGTGAACCTATAGATTTACGAATTTAAAAAAAAATACCGTGAGTTCCACGGAAATTAAAGCCTTTGGAGAGAATATAAATGATAAAATAGGAGAATAATTATGAGTTTTAAAGATTATATCAAAGAACAAGAAGACCTTATCGTTCTTGATCAAGAAAAAACAAAAAAACAAAAAATTGCGGATCTCATCCGCACAATGGAAGATATCAATGATGAAAAATTCCATGACTTTGCCGTTAATGAACTCGGAATGGAAGAAGCTGAAGCCGAAGCACTTGTATATAAAATGCTTCGTGATTTTCTTCTTACTAATGATAACGATGAAGATGGTATTCCTGATGATCTTGAAATTGGTGACGAGTTTGCTACTGATGATATGGACACTGATATCGTACCTGTTGATGATGATGAGGATTATTCTAATATGCCAGATGTAGCAAAGAATTTTATAAATGCTAGTGAAGATTTACTAGAACAATGGCAGGAATTAGGATTAGATGATGTTAACGGATATCCTAAATATCTTCCATCTTTTGATGAACTTGTGTATGATATGAGGGACTTTTTGGATGGAGTACTTAAAGGATAACACTTATGAGATTTTTAGACGAACTCGAATTATTCCTAACGGAAGAAAAGGAAAGCTATAAGTTTTATCCTGTTGATTATGATTTAGAGTCTGGAATATCTTTTGGTGTTGATTTAGTTGATACGGATGAAACTGTAGCAAAAGTTGCTATAAAAACAATTGATGGAGTTGCTATTGATGCACTAAATGGTAATTATAATTACGATGAAGTGTATGCGGATGTCGATATTGAGGGCGATACTGATAATCCTATAAATGCGGATTTGATGTTATGGGTTCTTAAGAAATTAAAAAATATGGGATACGATGAACAAACCATTAGACTTGATGGTGATATATATTATAAAAAACCCGAAAACCTTTCGGACATAGCAATTGATGTAGATGGTGATGATGATGATAAAGAGCTTCCTCAAACGGACTCCGAATTTGATCCGTCAAAATATTGGAAAGATGATAATGATGAAGATGATAACGATGATACTCCTTATCAACCTAAATCTATATCATTTGATGATGTTAAATTTTCAAATGACTCCGATGATGATGATGGCGATGGAACCAACGATAAATCAGACGAAGACGACTCTTCCGAAACTACAGATGCCGAGGACAAATCGGATGAAGATGATGAAGAGGAAAAGAAAAATTCAAAATAAGGCAATACAATGATAAAATATTATTACCCTAGAACAGTAAGGGCTATTACTATAGCCCTTACTGATATGTTTAATGATATCCGTGTTGTAAAATATGATGCGAACAATAATCCTATATCTGAAAAGGATGTTCCTATCACATTTGGTCCTATAGAAAAATATCATCAAGATAGAATTGAAGATCATTATTATGATGCAGATAATGTTGAACATAATCAACGTTATTATTTACAAATCCCACGCATCGCTCTCGTTCCAAATGGGATAGTATATGACGCTGATAGAGCTTCAGGGGTGAATGAGTGGCGATATTGGATGCAAGAGTCCCTAGAGCTATCTGAGAGCGAAATAGATAGTATTGTGTCAGATTATCAACCAACTCCATACAATTTCAATTTTACTATCTATATTAAAAATGATTCTATGGATTATATGTCTCAAATCCTTGAAAATATATTACCATATTTTAATCCATCATTAATGCTTCGTGTTAAAGAGTTTTCTTTCTTAAATATTGAAAGAGATCTTCCTGTGTTGCTTGACGGTGTTGGATATGATTTTATAGATGATGAGACAGTTTCGGATACACGATATGTGAATGCTACATTAAACCTCACGGTAAAAGGTTATATGTATAGACCATTCTTAATGTCAAAAGTTATTAAAATTATCAATTCAAAATATATTGACTATCCAAATCAAACATTCCGTGAAGGTTTTCATACTTCTGGTGTTATGACTTCGGGTGGAGGTATACCTATTGATCCAAGTGAACTTCCAACTTCGGGTGGTTATTGGACAAGCGGTTTTTATGAAGCTGAGAACAAAGAATATAATTGGTATAAAAACATTACACCATAGATATCTGCGACACCGATAACTATTTATATTTAAGAATTGAGGTTTTATGAGTGATATTGAATCAGTTAATGATATACACCGCTCTTTTTTCTCCATTGGCGAAGCTCTCGATGCCGAATTTGTGGAAGAAGCAAGTATGGAAGAAATAGACGAACAAATCAAAGAAGAGTTTTCTAGTGAACTCAAAGATACCAAATTGAAAGAAAAGTCTACGGATTTGATGACAAATGTTCAAAATGAAGTTGTGACCATCAATGAAAAGAAAGAAGAATTAGAGAACGCATTAACTACTGCGAGAATAAAAGACTCTAATTTTCTTGAAAAAGAGATTAAAGGTTTGATACTCTCTTCTAAACGTGTCCTAGAAACGCTTGAGAAGGACATTAAGATAGGTGCACCGCCTCGGATGTACGAAGTGTACGCTACAATGCTAAATGCGATTACAGGGCAATATAAAGAGCTTAGAAGCCTTAATGAATCTATTGCTAAGTTTGTACTTGAAAATAAAAAGCAAAATCTCGAAGAAACTAAAGAAGATCATAAATTGGTTCTTAATTCAAATGATGCTTTGAACATGTATATCAAAGCAAAAGAGCTTAGTCAAATGGATCGAATTGATGCCGATTTTACTATTGTTGATGAAGATGAAATAAATCGTGAGGAATAATAATGAATGAATTAGCAAATAGAGGTAATTATGTTTTTAGGTAGACCAAATTTAAGAGGCGAGGATGAACAATATGAGTTCACCGAAGAACTCTTAGAGGAATATTTTAAGTGTGCAGAAGATATAGTGTATTTTGCTGAAAAATACTTTTATATAGTTAATATTGACGAGGGAAAACATAAAATAAAATTATATGATTTTCAGAAAAAATCCCTTAAAGTTTTTACATCTAATTCCGTAAATGGTAAGAAAAATACAATAGTCCTTATGCCAAGACAAATGGGTAAGTGTCTTTTTAAAGACTCAAAAATAACTATTCGTAATAAAAAAACAGGAGAAATTAAGAAAATATCAATAGAGGATATATATCATATGGCACGGCAAATAGGATAATGTGAAAAAATATATAAATATTCTTATTATTGTATGAAATAAAGAAAATACATAAACAGTAATATAAAGAACGATGTAACTTAAATGCCGCTATCAATATCAAAGCCGTAGGAGTCACTACGGCTCAACAAACAGTGATGGAAAGTAAGACTTGTTCCAAGGATATATCGTTGAAACAAGCAATTCCAAGCGATTTGTTGAGGTTTCTATAATTTACCATAGAAACAGTAAGACAATAAAAATGTTGTTTGAGGATATATATTGGGTAGGCAATCCTGTCCCTATTAAAAGTTCTATCGTAAGATAGTCATAGTA